GGCATCAACCTTGGAGCTGGTGGTGATGACTGGAGATGGTCAGATCCAGTATTTGAAACCGTAGATAGAACAGCAACCGTAGACATTGATGGTGGTTATTGGGATGTTATTGGTGCCCTGGAAGCGGCTGGCATACCAAATCCTCGTCCATGGGATAACGAGCATAATCTTCAAGCTGCCCAAGCAAGCACTAAAAAAACTAATACATATAATACAGATTTAAACAAAACAAACCTTAAAACAAATACAGAAAACCAAGCAAAGAACGCAGCATACGATAAAACTTATCAGGTAGCAACTGCTGCCAAGGGAGGAGACTATGTTACACAACGGGAAATAATTCGCTCACTTGAAGGAATTGATGACAGGCTAAAGTCAACACTAGAAAATAATTTCAAGGCTTCTTACTTAACGGAAAAACTTCAAGCCTGGGACGGAGAAAAACTGGGAGCAAAGCCAGCTTATGGAGACTTTGATGCTTCTTATTATGCAAAACAAAACCCAACCGTCAAGGCGCAATGGGAAGCATATAAAGCAAATGATGACGTAGATGTTACCAGTCGTTATGGAGAAAATGGCTACTACTTGCAGCACTACACACAGCAAGGTAAACCCGCTGGTCTTCGTGGTAACAAGGCAGAAGATACCGCAGTAGCAAACCAATACTTAGAAAAAAAACCAACAGATAAAGATTTACAAACAGTAAGAGACTTGCAGCTTGGTGCAGAGATTGAAACACAATCTGCCAGGCTTTTGGCAATTCCCGAAATTAAAACTCAATATGAAAATGCTCTTGCAGGAGATACTTATTGGACCAGCCTAGGTAAAAAAAATCTTTTGGATCCTAAGAAGCCAGATGAATTTGCTGCGTTATTTAGATTATCTCAGCGGCCAGAAGATAAAGCTATTGCTTTTAATCGCAACATCAACGCAGGATATGGTGTAACACAATTGGAAGATGCTATTAATGTTGCGGTAGGTGAAAAAGGAGTTGTAGATGTAAAAAGATTTGGAGCATTAGCGCAAAACGTATTAAAAGACACTATAGATGAAATGAAGAAAGCGCGTTCCAAAGAGTCGATGATGTCTTATTTGGGACAGATGGGTGACATGAAAGAAATATTAGATCTTGGTAAAACACTAAGCAATGAAATCATGGGGGATAGTGGTATTGGTGGTGTACTTGCATTTAATGACCAATCAGGAGTTAAGCAAGAGTCCTTGGAAAAAAATTTACAAAACTTATCTGGCGTAAACAACCTAACAACTTACAACTGGCAACAATGGTTTGATACATCTCTAAAAGAAAAGTACAGTAAAGATATAGAGCTTGGTTACACAACAGAACAAGCATCTGAGAACGTAAGCATTGACGGAAAATTTGCCAAAGATTTTATTGAAACATATCTAAACCCTCGCTTTAATCAATCCAAATCAATGGAAGAATTTGTTGATTACCTAGACGTGCAATCCAAAGAACAAAACCCTTTCCAAACGCAAGACTTGCTAAACGCTACCAAGCTAGTAGCTGACCTTAAAGCAAAAACATATCTAGATGCAATTCAAAAAGAAAATGACCGGGGCTTTGACTCTACATTTTATTTCAACCCTGCAGGAGACAAGAGCCGTGAGCAGGCATATACAGATCAAGCTAAAAATGTGCAAGCTGATTGGGAAGCAGCACAGAAAGGAGATGCATATTGGGCATCACAGGCCTACCGTTTTGGTGTAGATGTAACTGATAAAGACGCATTTGCTCGCATGCACTTTCAGGTTAAAGGCCAAGGACAAGGTTACGATGCGGCAGAGGATATTCTTAATGCTGGAAAAGTAACAGATGAGATCTACAAGAACATTCTCCCAGCGCTTAACAAAGAAGTAATCACTCAAGGTTCTGTGTTCGGTCAATTTACTACACCGGAATCTTTTGCGGATCAGATGACAAAAGGACTTGATCCAGGAAATAGTGCCAAGTGGGATGAAATATTAAAAATTAACGGTCTAACAGGATTTAAAGGAACCCTGGATGAGTTAAAAGCCGAAATTGCTAGCTCAATTCAAGGCTCTTCTGCAGAAGATATTCGCACGCGCATTATTGAACTCAATAAAGAAGGAGAAAAACCTACACAAGAAAATTTAGGTATTACATATATTCAAAGGGATTCCGATTACACAAACACATCTAAACCTGCAGACACACAATTGTACCAAACGTTTAAAAAAGCAGGCTACAAGGGAACTGAAGATGAATTTTATACCGATGTTTTCCCTGACACAGACAAAGAAGAGCAAACATTTTTATCTAAAGCAAACAGCAAATCTGGCCTGCAGATGTCATCTGAGTTTAATTCCAGGGATCCATTTGAAGCCTTTGGTGCAATTGGTGGTTTACTTGGAGACGAGGACACGGACAACCCATTTACCGCATCATCTGGAACAACGAAGAAAACTACTGGCTCAAGTTACTTTAACTTAGACTTAGGTTTAGATAAACCAGATGACACCAAGACAACCAAGTCTAAGTCTGGCCAAGAATTCCTAAGCGGGTTCACCTCTCTCTTTAAGTAAGATGTCGGAAAAGCACAGGAAAGCTGCTGGTGCTGCCAAGTTGGCAAAAGATAAGATGTCCTGCAATAAACCGCAGCGCACTCCAGGTCATGCTACAAAGTCTCATGTTGTAAAAGCATGCAAAGATGGCGAAGAAAAAATCATTAGATTTGGTCAGCAAGGAGTTGAAGGTGCAGGTAAAAACCCAACTTCAGAAAAAGACAAGGCACGTCGCAAATCTTATTACGCACGTCACGACGCGCAAGATTCAAGCCCTGACAAAATGTCCGCACGCTATTGGAGTCACCGTGTAAAATGGTAAGCACCCCACAGGTTCTTCATGGCCAAACCCAAGTCAACCGTCACAAACAAAATTGAATCCAAGCCTAAAACCACTAAGCAAGGCAATGGCAAAAACTCCAAACCAAGTCACGGTCGTAAGCTAAGTCGCGGACAAGGAAGCTAAAGTGTGTATGATTGGAGATAATAGTAGTTGTCTCCAATGTCTGACTTTTCAAATGCTGTGAATTTGATTTGCAAGCATGCCGGATACAACGAGAAGGCATATGCAGATCCTATTACTGGAGCAGAGCCTTACACCTTTGGTTACGGCACACAATTTTATCCTGATGGTTCTTCAGTTAAAGGTGAGCAGTGTTGCTCCAAGGAGAAAGCAATTGAATATTTGTTTCACGAGCTAAATATTATTGATGATCTTCTTGATAAGCTGAATTTGGGACTGCCAAAGTCAATGCAAGAAGCATTGCTTTCTTTTATTCATTCCATTGGATGGGAATCTTTTCTTTATAGCAACATAATTGATTCCCTGGAGGAAGATAATTTTTACGCTGCTGCCGAAGAGCTTGGACGCTGGGTGTTTGATGAAGAACATAGCGTTATTGGTGGCCTTATTGAGCGACGTAACGATGAAATTCAACTTTTCCTAAAGGAGGTTGAAGCAGTTCTTCCACCTTCAACAGAAATTCTTTTGGCTGCCTTTCGAGAATACAGTGCCGCAGAAAATGAGGTAATAGCAATTCGACAGCTAGAGCGCAAAATTAGTCCACACATCCTTTCGGTTTTTGCAAATGAGTTTAAGGTAGGCTCAACTCAATGGCTGCGTTATCCCCTGGAGGACTTTGACGACATCTTCAACAGCTAGGATTAGAATGAATTAACCAAGCCAATCCGTTCACATGGAGAACTCTTCTGAACCCAGGGAATTTGAGCTTCCGTTGGAGTTTCAATTTGCCATGCGAAAGGCAGAGCTTCAAGCTGATGAGATGTGTTGGGAGCAACTTCACTCCGCACTCCTTAACCTGTACTACCAACGCTTGATGGAATGGCAGGCAGTGCGCGAAATCTTGGCTGGTGAAAATATTGATCTAACCTTTGAGATTCCAACAAACTTAGAATTAGAAGAACTTGCCGCCGCCTGCATGTACGCAAGCGACGACGAAGATGAAGACGACGAAGAAAACTGCGTTCCGTTCTAAACGTAATCCCGTTCTAGACGTTCAATCAAACGGTTTAGATACCAACGGGCTTTCTTGGCATCCTGGAGCATATTGCCTTTATACCAAAGACGTAACAAATATTTAAGTGTCTGCCACAACAGACCGCCGGAGATAGGGTCAGGGGCGTCCTGTACGGCTTGCTCTAGTATGTCAATTACTTCTACCTTGCCTGCTGTGTAGTGCTCAGGGTGGTCCACTGGGTCCCCCTTTGGCGCTACAGGCAAACGATCTGTTGCTGTCTTAATACCCATGGCGGCATTAAAAAGTCCTACCGACTTGAGCCACGATTCTTCATTGACGGAGAGCCCAGAGCCAGGACAAGTTTCTGTGGGCGAGGAGACGACGCTGGATACTGCTCCAGGGCTTCCTCCATCGAAGGAATATACCCCGTCATGCCCGGACGCGATTGTGAAATCTCCTTCCATTCGTGGTTATCCTCACCAAGGTTTAAGCGTTCCCGCCCCTGTTGAGGAAGTACTAGACCCCTATTATACATATCCTGGAGGGGGACGTCAGCCTTTTCGTTGTTCAAAGGCGCACCAAAATCTTCTTCGGTTAGGCAGCGGCAATCAATTTCATCTTGGATGAAACTATCCAGGAAACCAGCGGCTCCGTGCATGGTAATATAAGGCCTAAATTATGTCTCTTACAATATTATCACG